GATTCGTACGTACACCGGCAGCATTCTCATAAACTTTCTATGGTCTGTTCCAGCGTTGGATAATCGTTGCATGAGTGAGTGATCATTTTCTCCTAAACAGTAGTTGTTTTTATGTTCACATTCCATACAAAACGCCCCATCTTGTCTACAGGTACGGCTATCGCTCTTCTCCCATGAGTTCATCGGGTTTCTCATGCCTTCAATAATAAATTTCATCTGTTCCGGACTAGCCAGAACCACATGCTCTAATTTAATCATTTTTATTCTCCTTTCAGAATATCCAGACCCCCACCAATCTGGATTATTATGCTCCTGTGTTCAGCATATCCCACTTTTTAATTACTCTTCCTTCTCGTAAGGAATCTGAATCACATCTCCGCCAGGAACTGTAACGGACTGCATAAGCTGACCGGTTTCTTCATCGAAGTAAATGTTATCCATTGCGTGATCCCACTCTTCGAACTGCTCAGCAATGTTTCTGCCTTTCTCTTTTCGCATGTTAATAAGTTCGTCATGAACCACACGTCTCCAGGATCTTGCAATTTCCATACGGCTCTGAGCAAGGATGTTGTACAGTCCATTCTCAGTCACAAAGTTGACGGAACGTCTCTGACCTGCTACTACCAAAGGTAGTTTCAGCTTTTCGTCCTCTTCACACATTTCGAGCATTCTCCACTCGTTGCCGCTACTGTAGCCGATAGCGTGGCTAATATCTTTTGCCTTAAACAGCGGAGCGTCCAGGTCTCCGTATACATTAAGGCGTTTCCCTCCAAATGAAATACTTCCGGCAATTTTAATCTCTTTACTCATCTCTGTTTGTTCCTTTCTCTTTGTAATTTAACATCCATAGCTTTCTGCAACTCTTCTGGTGTAATATTAAAAATGGACTTAAGGAATTCCAGGCAAATATAAGCATCTGCCATCTCTTCCAAAAGTCCAATTCTATTATCATACCCTCGAATCTGTTTACTGATTGCTTGCGTAAGTTCTGCGAATTCCTCCATAGCAATCGTACACTTTAATTTCCACGGCTGACTCTCAACGCTTCTTCTGATAATTCTTCGCCGCTCTTTATCCGACAACTCGATGTTGCTTTTCATGCACTGGATAAATCTATTTCGATCCATTGGCTGCCTCCATCCGCGCTTTAGCAGCTTCTTTACGCTCCTTATACTCGGCTTCATCAATTTCAGCAAAGCCTTTCGGAGCTTCTTTGAAATATCTGTTGATTGCCACCTTTTCCATATACGGAGTGATTACGTACAGAATTCCAACGGTATCATAATCACCTTTCGCCGGATCTACAAGGAAATCCTCCGTATAAATCTTAAAGGCTCTATCAGCCGGCATATAAGGCATAGTGATCGGATACAGTTCGTCCATAACAGTATCAATCAGTCCACTGTGATATGGAGCATCCGGACAGTTGATGTTCACGCCATGATAGCGATCAACGTCTCTGTACTTAACCGTGCCATCAGCATACACGTACTTAAACAAGGAAGACATGCGTTTGCACTGATAGTTACGCTCTTCTCCCCTCAGACCACTCATATCAGAAATATCACTCCATACCTCGTCAGTATCCTCAATTGGAAGAAGTGGCTTGTTGTTGATCAGACGGTTCAGAATAGCCTTAGTCAGACCAATACTGAAACCAGAATGACCGTCCTCACACAGAGAGCCAAAGGCCTTCAATGCGCTCTCATAGCAAGCACAACCGTAATCCCATTCTCCGTCTTTCCGGTCCGGCTTTTCTCTACGACACGCAATAGCTACTTCATTTTCAGCCCAGCGTTCGAGATTTGATCTCTCGCGGCAAGAACCGATAGAGCGATTTCTGTCATCTATGTACTCATTTGCAAATATCTTTCTGCAATTTCCACCAAATGCTTCCACGATTTCCGGAAGGTTATCATTTACAGCATCGAAGATCAGTCCGTACTTTTTACACCACTCTACGGCATCTTGGGTCTGCTCTTCATTTCTGGATGTCCAGAGAATCAGCTTTTCTCCGTTAGTCTGTCTCTTTTTCAGATACTCGATGAGCTCCTCGTTTGGCATACCGATCTCCGGCCACTTGTTCTCGCATAAAGTTCCGTCAAAATCTACTGCAATAATGTTCTGTTTCATTTCTTTTTCTCCTTTCAGTTTTCAATCCATTCGTTATCGATATAGTAAAAACCAAATACGCATAGTCCGATAACAATTATCCAAATCACCCAGAATAACCATAGTTCCCAATCGCTTTCCAAATAATCAACAGTTTCTTCAATGGTGCTGTTTTCATAAAATGAAGAATTATCAGATATGGTTTTATCTCGTAATTCGGTAAATATGGTTCCAGTATATTCCGTGCTAACACCATAATACTTATGCCGGACATGACTTGATTCTTTTATAGTGTCAATATGTTCAGTACGTGGGAACTCTACCTTGTTCGATGGGAAGATGTGTCCTAAAAATGTAATTTCCGAACATCTTTGTTCTTCGCTTCCTGCATAGTCCCAAGACCAATAAGTTTCAGTTCTGGTATGTGTCTTTCCTTTAGAATCGGTTGTAGTGACTGTTCGTGTATGCATATTGTAATGTTCCTCTATTTTTTCTATATACATATACTCCCCGTTAATTTCTGGATATGAAACAGTATCAACAGCCTTCAAATCTCCATAAACGAACGCATAACCGACGTTGGTTCTCATCCCATATTCAAACAGATCAGAGCTTTCGATTTTAATAGCTTTATTGTACTTTTCGTTCCGATCCAGAATATAGTTTGAAATTCTCCCAGAAATCACAAAACCAATAAGAAGCATCATTGCGATTATGGATATACTTGCCAGAATCTCACGCTTAGTAATTTCAAAATCTCCAAAATCAAAGCCTCTATTTTTCATGACATCAATCTCCAAATAAATTTTGAGGCGCATCTACAGGAGCACCATAATCAAGGTACTGATACTGCTGCGTTTCATATCCCAAAATATTTAAAAAGAATCGAGTAGGAAATTTTCTAACATAGCGATTGTATTCTTTAATCTGCTTGTTATAATTTTCTCTATACTCAGCAATTAAATTTTCAGTAATGGACAATTCATTCATCAGTTCCTTGTAATTTTCATTGGATTTTAATTCTGGATATGCCTCTGTAACAGCAGCGATTGCAGTGGTTACATTTTCTATACTGGTTGCTTTTTCCCTACCATCGACAATAGCTGTAAGTGTTTCAGCCTCATGCTTATCGTATTGCCCGACACAATCCGCAAGATTATAAACAAGATCGACTCGTCTTTTTTCCTGAACTTTAATGTCTGAATCAGCAGTGTTGACCTGTTCCTCCAATGCGAATGCTTTGTTTTGTGCTCCCTGAATTCCAAAAATACACATAAAAATAACCGCTATAATTCCAGCGGCCACGATAAGTACCAGTTTCCAATTTTCTTTAATTGCTTTCATATTCTACTCATCCTCCTTAATAATCCCGATAAATTCCACTCGCTCTTCTGCCAGACTTACGAAATACCTTTTTCCTTTGTAGTCAACGATATCACCCTCATATTTGAAGTTTTTATCTGGCTCGGAAGCATATGCCAAAATATTTATTTTTGTCGTTCTATTCATTATTTACCTCACACTTTTTCTTCATATTATCTGGTACATCTTCCTCGCCAAACATGCAACTATCAATTTCTCCATAATAGTATGGACAGCCATTACATTTTTCGTAATTACTCACTTCTGTTCCTCCTTCTTTTTCTTTGTTACCAGCTTTTCATAAAGTTCTCTCGCTTCATCTCCCTGGAAAGCATTGATAATCTCGACAGACTGATTCATTCGTTTTCTTCCTACAACCATTACTCCAGTGTCATTTTTGTTTGAAAAATCAACACTAACTAAGATACTATCTACCATTTTCAGCCTCCTTCCAGTAAATAGGTTTATCCGAATTTGCGTTCATCGGTTCTGCCAAACAGTCATTACAAGGATCAAATTTTTCTTCGAGATCCTTATGCTCGCAGGTTTTGCAATAGGTTTTGAAATCAACCTCTTTGTAAATATTTTCCATTGGACACCTCACATGTAATATCTGAACCAAATTGCGTATAATCTCTGTTGATAGTCACACTCTATTAGCAGACTGTAAAAATCTTCCGCAGACATACTTTTCAACTTTATTGATAAAATTTTTAAAAATATCCACAGATTATAAATCATTGTCACCACTTCACAAACCTCGTTTCATTAAATGTTTTCTTGTCCTTCAATGCTTTGCTGATGGCAAGATCGATACCAGACCTGGATTTCAAATGATAGTAATACAGATCCGTATATGGCGTATTCATCCTGTCTATTCGACCAGCAGACTGTGCCATGATCTTATACGAATAATTCTGAGAATAGAATATAATCGTGTCTGTTGTAATACAGTTCCATCCTTCAGCCCCGGCATTGTACTGAACTAAATATACCCATGCATCGCTAGTCGGCACTGGCTGATGTTTGTGACCATTCCATTCCCCGACTTCGTAGCCAGAGAATATTTCTTTCAGAAGCTCAAGCTCGTAATCAAAATTGTAGAATATAATCGCTTTCGGATGCTTCTCCACAATTTCGAGTAAAGCTATTTGTCTGGACTGATCTGTATTTACAATTTTTCTCCACACATAGCACAGACCGGCAGCATTGATAATTGGTTCTTTTTTAAACGGGTCCCATCTGGTTTTTCCAACGTCTTTGTACCTTTCGATATTGTACTTGACATAAATATCCTCGTGGTGCGAAACTGTTTGCCGCTTAAAATCCATATTTACCAAGATTTTATTTCGCAACCGGATTAGTCTGCAAGTATTCAAATATCGGTCAACTTTAGGAAATTTGCTGAAACGACTATAGACTATATGCTCCCTTGTAAATTCGCTTCGGTTTTTATAAAATCCATTAGCCACAAACACTGGAATATAATCCTGCCAGGTATCGCCAGGTGTTGCGGATAACAGTATCCAGTCATTTACCTTAGCTATTTTCAAGAATGCTTTAACCCATGTTCCAGAGCCTATGACACGCTGCTCATCGAATATAAAGAAAGCATCTTTGACATCTGCATACTTCTTGATGTTGTTCCAAGAATCAATTACAACCTTATTGGTATACAAATTCTCTTCTTTATCCGTTGATAGCAGAAATGGTGAGAGCTCCTCTTCCCATTCAAATGTATCCCGTTTCCTAGCAGTTGTGATGATGTACAAATCCTTAATATTCACATCGTCCATAGGAACATATTCATTTGTTCCGAGCTCACCACCGTTTCGAACATAATAGTAGGCCAGCGAAGTTCTGGATTTTCCACTACCAACACCGCCACAAAGTATGCAGCCGTTTCGCATTTGCCGTACAGCATCTTCCTGATAGTCCCGTAATTCTACGCCAGCCATCACACACCTTTCGTGATGAATCCATCTTCTATCTCGACTTCGTATCCATCACCATCCAGATTTGCTTTTGGACCATACAATAACATAAAGGTTGTTATGGTTTCATCACTCTGATTCTCCGAATGATAGAACTCATACAGGCAGTCCAAGACTTTTTTAGTAATAGATAATTTACGGCAATCGTATACAGCTTTGTTTACATCAGAAATCCCAATGATTTTAGCAACGTTGTTATAAAGCTCGCTGATGCCGCACGTACACTGCTCTTTTGGAATAGAATATCTTTTCTTCATTCGTCATCACCCTTTCCAAATAACTTGTTAATCTGACGGAGCATTCTTCTTGTACTCCATACATCTGAGAAATACATAGGCGTATACCAATAATTTTCAGATGAATCGTCCGTAGATATTGGGTCAGTTATCGAGTTACCTATTTTTATAAATCCAGCCAATCCGAGAAGCGAGATTTGGATATAACACATCAGACCAACGATTTCATCAACGTCCTGTGCAACTACTAAGATATGGTTCTGGTAGTTTCTCGGTGGTTCACAATGCTCCAGCTGTTTTCGGATTACATGCACACCAGCAATCAACGTCGCTCCAGCACCGCAGCATGGATCGTTAATCGAAATATAACCATACTGCTCTATCTTTTCTAAAGCATTGGTCGCCACCACTTCAGCCATAAGTTCACACACATGATATGGCGTGAAGAATTGACCAGCCGAACGATTTCCCAGATCCAACCGCATAAACATTTTTCCGAGAAAATCCTGCTCTTGATTCTGATCCAGGGCCATGGTTGTATATGCTGCTAATTCTGGAAATATAGCTTGCTCTTCTTTTGAATACTGATGAATAATTTTTAGATATCGCTTCTCTCTTTGGTCGTAGTTGTCCTTGTCTAAAACATTCGAGATTGAACATGCATGAAGTAAAATATAATCTCTCCACGCATCCCATGCCCGATGTCGGCATGTAAGTTTCTGAAAAGATTTTAAAAATTTATCTTCCCAGTCAATTTTTGGTTCGGATTTCGTAGTTACTTCCGGTGGTTTCTCGTCCTTATTTTTCGTTTCACCGAAAGTTGGTTGCCACTTAGGTGGCGGTTCTTTTGCTTTGAATGTTTTAGGTACCGTAGTCTTAATCTGTGGTTTCGACTTCGGTTTTTTCTTATTCCAAAACATAATTTTTCTCCTTTCATAAAGTAAGAGTGCCGGCTTTGACACCGACACCCTCAAAATATGATTTATGCGAACGGCGGTTCCTCTTCATCCGCATATTTCTCAGCAAACACATCCTCTTCAATCGTGGCATACATGGTCTTCAGATATGCCTTGATGCCAGATTTTCCATTCACTTCCCACTTTGACGGGCTGATGACCAGATCAACATTTCTGATTTCAGCATAGTCAAGAGAAGATACAGACTCCTCATCCAGTTTTGTTTTAGCTCTCCTGGTAACCATGTATACATTCGGCGGAATGTTATCAAACCGAACTGCTACCTGAATATAGTGAAGAGGCGCTTCATCCTCGTCTCTCGGCGGAAGGATTCTCACATTCCATCCATCTTCGCCGAGTTTCTGTGCCTGGTCGGCATCCGGAATTACAACGCAAAAGTTACGGTTACCTGCTCTGTTGTACTTTGTCTCTTCTCCTCTGAAATTTCTGAACATAATACGAGCATTCTCAATAATCAGCTCATTTACATTTGCTCTTGCCATGATTAAATTCTCCTTTATTTTTTTTTTTAATGTTCCGGCGGATTCATTGCGTGCTTCATCACAATATCTGAAATATCATAATCAAGATCACAATCCATATGGAAGTTATCATTGTTGAAATGCGGGCAGTCGAAGCATGTCCGATACTTATCCTCTCCACAAGGCATCGCCCATGGAACAACACAATCTACATCGGCGTCATTTGCACCAAGCTCCGGAACATATGGATCATCAGATACAAACCATTCAAAGTCTCCGTACTGAGAAATAGTTTTTACAGCCTCATCAACCAGTTTGTCGTAGTAGGATCGGTCAATGCCGTCTTCCTTGCCAAGTTCTTTGACCATCTCTGATTCCATCCAGCGATAACCTTTGGAACCAGTTGCAGCATAGTAACGACCGTCTTTTTCTCTCATCAGAAGTCCAGCTCCATATCCATCTTTCATCGGACAGAACTGACCAACCTTTCCAATAAAGTGATAGTCGTGTCCTTTTTCGATCAATGGAGTAAGCTTCTGGCATGTGGATTCAAAAGTTGTATCGGATAACAGTCCTTTCTTATAGTCACTCTCTGCCTTGCTGAATTCTTTTTCTTCCTTGCTGACATCCGGTAACTCCTCATTCAAATCCAAATATAAAGAGCTGCTCACAGATTTGGTCTCGCACATATCTTCAAATGCGATGTCTTCTCTGCTGAACAGCTTCTTAAATACATATGGAATCTGGAACTGAGTACCTGTTGCCGTCCATTTTCCACCTTTCTTTTTGTTGTCGCCAGGGACATAACCATACATCTTCTGGCATTCTTCTGCTGATTTGTACTTTGCGATATATACAGCATCATTGACCAAGCACATCCGATCGTATGTAGCCTCGTGTTCAAATGTGTATCCATATCTCTCGCCAAAATCCATAACAAACTGAATAATCTCCGGCGTTGCATCCGGGATCTTAATAGAGTCTGTCTTAATATGAGCAACCTGGAATCCACGTTTCAGAACCTCGTTCTTAAGATCGATCATGAATAATGCTCCACGTTTTGCCACGATGTTATCGATGTTTCTTGGATCACGGAACGGATTATCAAAGGACGCAGATGTAAGACCGTATACTGAATTGATAGCTGTCTTCAGTGCATTAGCGAGATCCTTTGATGTCATTTTACCGTCGATAACTCTCTGAATATACGGAGTAAGCTTGCCATCCAGCATGGTATTAACAATATCCCAAGCCTCATGCTTAATGCTTACACGACCCTCAACAATATCAAGGAATGCCTTCGTGAATCTCGGTCCGAACAGAACCTCAGCAATGGCACTATGCGGATGCATTGACGAAACGTCAAGAAGTGCTACATTTCCATACATTCCCGGAACGCCCTGAGCAAATCCGCCCTCGCCCACTTCCTCTCCACGATATGTGGATTTTCCATGGTCAAATACATACCCAGGAAAATATGGAAGAATGCTGTGAGCTTCGAATGGAACTTCATCCTTATCGTTGTACTTCCAACCGTAGTGTGGCTCTTCCATCATCTTAGGGCAGGCTTTCTTAAGGAAGTCCATACTCTCTTTATCCAGCGACTCTACCGGCTCTGCCAGATTTCTGTAATGGAATTCTGACTGCGGTTTCCGGTTGGTTCCAAATATAATTCTGGTTGTAAGAGAGTTTGTAGTATCATTAACAGTCATCTCTGCTAAATCTGCCAGAATCTGTCGTGCTGTCCAGTCAGCCTCAAGATAATTAAAGGCCGCCTCAGTAGCAATAACATCGTTATCGCAATACTCAGCGACCTTAATCCAAAGCTCTTCCGGAACCGGTTGATCCCAAGGAAGACCAAGCTCCTGGTGATGCGTTCCAGCTTTGATAATTCTTATTTTTTCATCGGAGAATCCTTTTTTCTTGAGATCGTCATCGGTAAGGTTTCCCATCTCGATTTCCAATTTCTTAAGACTCTTCTTATTACCAGCCGAAGCGAAATCGTATACGTCCGTATAGGATACGTTGTACGCCTCTCCAAAGAAGCAGTTTGGGCTTCCGTTAATTATTTTCTGCGAAAGGTTATAGAGCTGTTCGTTTGTATAACCCATTAACCTTGCATACAGAATATGGTTATCATATCTCCGACAGTTAAAGCCAACCAGTCTGAACCGCATCAGATCCTCGATCTCACTCGGAGACGGGTTAATCATTCTTACAACAGGCTTTCCCTCACCCTCGATTTTCCAGTTTACAAGAAATAAGTTTGGAAAAACCTCAATATCATAGAATACCAGCTTTGCGTCATCATTTTTAACCGCTGTGGACGGATCTGCGGATTTAAACTGCATTTTGTTGACCAACTTAATACAGTAATCTGCCTGATGAGTGCTATTCGCCGCAAATGCTAATACTGCATTGCGCATGTCTGTGACGTCGTACTTCAAATCGCTTCCATACGCATCTTCCAGTATCTTGTAGATAAAATCGATACTGGGCTTAGTTCCTGGATGTATCTCTTTATTAAGATTCCGTTTAATCAGTGTTCTAAGCCCTTTCTCGCTCTTAATCGCTTCAAAATTTACCATTTTTTGTTCTCCTTTCAGCGGTAAACCGGAGCTAATTGTTGCGATAGGCAAATTATTACACTTTGACAGCATACGCCGCAAAGAGCTTTTGCCCGTGAACACCTTAACTTCAACATGGTCGTCATACACTCTGCTAAGCTGTGTCGGATCGCCGGTATAAATATAATGAAGATGTATACCTTGTCCGGATTTACTAAGCTCAGCATAGGTCGGCGGCCACTTACTTGCTTCTGCTAAATTCTTTTCAAATGACTTATTTCCAGATTCGTCTGGAATATCAAAGTCAATCACAATATGATTCTCTGGAACTTTCACATAATGAAGTTTTTTCGTATCAATTCCAGATAATTTCGTGCGAACAGAATCCCATTTTTTCTGAGGTGTTTCGTTTTCCGAAGCATACTGCGCGGGGCATTCCGAGCACACATCATCAAATATAGATTCAGTGCTATCGAATTGGATCAGTGCCGGTTTGACTACTTCTGCCTTTTCCTCTACAGTTTCTTCTTCAAATTTTTCTGTTCTGAACCCGATGTAATAACTTCTAACGCGAGTTCCATCATCAAGATTGAAGCGTTCCTGAAAATCATGAAAATAGTTTTTAAGTTCCTCTTTGAACACCCTCTGTGAGAACGGGAACCCGACCTTGGCATCGTCACAGTAGGTTTTGTACATCTCCCATGCGGCTTTCAAGGTTGTCCCATTTTCTTTCTTAAATACATGATACGAATCGATAATGAAGTTATAGAAATCATTAGATGCACCAAGCATCGTAATCGGAATATAATCGTCATAACGACCAGGATTGTTCAAATATACCTCCTGGCAGTGGTAGGCGATAGCTCCCAACTCAAATTCCACTTGCTTCACGATCGTTTTGTATTCTTTTGGATTCAGCTTATTTCCAGACGGCGATACATCAATCAATCGTCGAATCAGACCGGACTTCGCATCTGTAATCTTGACCGGCTTATTCGTTCCCATAAACAGGAAACATTTGAACCGGTTTGAGTACGTAGACTTGAATTTTTCGTTCACAGTCATCAGCTCATGAGATACTAAACTGTTTAATCTGGTGTTATCCTCAATTCTCGATAAATCACCATCGTGCTGAATGGCAACCAGAGGGTTTGTTTTAAATGCTTCCAATGCAAATGAATTGCTGGAAGATCCAAGTGCTTTTGCGTCAAATACAGAATAGTATCCGTCGAAAAGCTGCTGAATAATGTTAAGAACTGTGGATTTACCGGTTCCAGCAGCTCCGTATAAAACCATAAATTTTTGCAGTTTTTTGGATTCTCCAGATACGATTGACCCTATAGCCCACTCGATTTTTGTCCGCTCTTCTTCCGAATATAAAGTAGACATCAATTTCTCATAGGCAGACAAATCGCCAGCTTCAAGCGGATAATTCAACTTTTTGCTGGCGTAGTCTTTTTTATTAGTTTCTGTATTGGAAAATATAAGTTTGTCGTCCAACGTATGAAAGCTGTCCCTCATCTGTTTCTGACAATACTTATGCCATGAGTCGATCATACCCGACTCGGCATCCCACATATGCAGGACTTTAATATCGGAGTTAAAACGCTGGCGGTTCTCCTCAGCATATCTATCCAGTTCGCGGTCAATGAGCTGCAAGGCATCTTGCTCGTCCGTAGACCATAAACCACGTTCCTCAATCCAGATAGCATAGAAATCACCACCTCGAATCATTAGATCGGTGCTTTTTTTAATAATGAACTTTGGATAGATTTCTATTACTCCACGTTTCGTTGAACGTGTTGAAATCACCATAAAGTCGATCATCGCATTTTTTACTCTCCTTCCGGACGCTTAAGTTCCTCGATTTCCTTTTCCAACTTTCTGATACGCAATGCCTGGTCCTTCTGCTCGATTTTCATAACAACCAGATTTGCAGTTGTCAAGGCAGCAAAGATTGTAATCTGTTTATTGAAGCTCCGCTGTTTACTGACTGCTCTTGTGACAACGTCTAATCTTTTCTCAGATGACCGTAAGCTGCTAAAAATATAAGTAAGCATTTCGCCCATTACTTCTTACCTCCTCTTAATCCATTCATGAAGCTTTCAACAGTCTCAAACCGCCAATTTCCTTCATTGTTGAATGTAAATATAAATTCCTGATGGTTCTTCTGACGGATACGAATACTGTTCTTTCCATTCTGGAACCAGGTTTCTACCTTATCCCCAGCGTACTGAGGAAAATATAACTCGAACCACTTGTATACCTCACTATGGCTCATAACGCCCTCCTATCTGATATTGTCGAGATACCAATTGGCCTGATACCAAATCTCAATATCTCTCATATCATATCTGCAATGCTCGATTGTGAATAAACCGCCCTTGCCATCCCGTCCGTAGTCACGATTCAGGAATCGCCGAATAACATCGATGGCATGAGCCTTGTCAAATTTGGAATCATCCATAGAACCCAACCCAAGGCTCACAATCATATCCCAAAACCACTGGCCCGTCCGATTACCGATGTCCGGATCATCCATGATGTGCTCTTCTAAGCGTATAGCAAGGGCAATAATCATTTCTAAAACACTGCACGGACGATTATCCAAATAACTTGCAATCATACTATCCCGGTATCCCTGCTCATTTCCGAATCTGTACCGAAGATCGATTCCATCGTCATAACGATTACCATCAAGGGCAATCGTAAACGTAAAATCTGTATCATGAAGCAAATATAAAAGCTTACGATACGACAATCCTCGTGAATACTCATCATCACATACAAGCTGGTACATCCAGTCAAAATATGCATTGTTCAGCTCATCCCGTGTCATCATACCTCCATCTGATGCGGCATATCTTCAGCTACCTCGGAATAGGTTCTCTGATCAAGGAGAATCTCGTAGTCGCATTTTCTTGCGTCATTACGGACAAAGACGGAGTCGTCCTCATACTCTCCAAAATGATTCAAAGAATCAATTCCAACAGCATCTTCCACATCCTCAATTACTTCATCATTTTCATCAGCAAGCACGCCGTCTGCATAGTAGGTAAGGCTGATCTGCTCATACTCTTCATCGTCACCAAACTGCTCCGGCGGAATCACATACGGACCGGCTTCAGAAACAGGCTTTTCTTCCTCGTCCGAACCGAAATCAGAATATCGGGTGTAACCCTCTTTTTTCAGACGTTCCGCATACTCTTTAAGATCTGGTTTTTCTTTGTCCGCATCTTTAATACCTTCAGCAACGGTTTTCTTTACGGACTGATCCTTTAATTCCTGCTCACGTCTTAAGAAAACCTCTTTTACAGAATCAATTTCCTCCTGAGCGAGCGCTTCGTATTTATCCTTAAGCAGGTACCATGTCGCTACTGATCCAGTCGCAGCACCAATGATAAATGCCAAAGAAAACAGAGATTTGTTACTCATCTTCGTCCTCCTCGTTCTGAATTGTCATAACGGTAAGCGCAAGCCCACCGAAAAGTAAAGAGGCACTCAACAGAATGCCCCCTGTGATATGTCTTTTTCTTTTGGTATCCAATATGTAATCCATCATGGATATAAAATTTCCAATGCCATCCATCAGTGATGCTCCTTTCCGCCCATAAGAACGGCCAGACCACTAACAAAGCAAATACCAGCAAATGCTGAAAATGTTAATCCCATAAAACCTGTCATAATTCAGGACTCCTTTCTATTCATAGCTCGAAAAATAATGGTTACCTACTTGAAACATCGGTCTTCCGTATTTTCCATATTCACCAGCCGTGAAGAATATCGTATCTACATTAGTTCTGGATTGCAGTTCCTCTTCAACTAACTGGCAAATATCATCGTCTACAAAGCACTTATCAACTCTCCCATTCCACATGGATGAAAACTGATTTGCTTGATATACAACACCGTACACTGTATCCGGGAAATATACGGAATCAACACGATTTAATATGGTGTCGATCACTAATCGCTTTCCTTCCTCGCATTCGCCCTCAGCTTCTGCCATAGTTACAAGAGCAATCAGCTCAATATCTTCCCGTGGCAATAGTGTATCCTCCACATACTCTTCGATTTCAACTGCCGACACCGTTTCCTCTAAGGGTTGCTCAGAAATAATTACAATAGGATCAATAGGTTCAGCTTTTAAAGTCGGCTGTATTTCGATATATTCATGCCGGTTTACCTGTTCTGCCGAGCAGACAAAACCTGTGCAAATAATCGCAAATACGCAAAGAGCAGGAAGGACCACCATACGAATATAATTTCGCATATGTATCCTCCTCACAAAATTAGATCAGATCGAGAATCGGTCCGTCTACATTGAACTCCATTAGAATGGCTTTCTCGTAACCACCATCCTCAGTTTCACGGTTGGTCTCCAGAATCCCGAAATCAACGAAGTTGTCACCATTTTCATTTCCTTCCGGTTTATAAACCCAACCAACAATCTGGCTCATTTTGGTACGCTTAATGCCAAGCTGATCGTATACATCGCTGAGGAATAAATATCCATTAGCTTTAAGTTTGTCGTTTGCCAGATTCTGCTGAGAACGCAGATACATAAGGTTGTAATCCATATTGGATTCGTACGCCTCACAAGTATCGTCAAAGAAACGGGCATAATCGTTCGTAGAAGGTGCTGCTACATCTACGGTAGACTTCACCTTTTTCTCTTTACCACTGTCCGGATCAGTTACAGTTTCCTCAAATTTCTTTGCTTTGATGTTGTAGCGAAGTTCTTTATCAACCTCCGCGCCAAAGCGCTCAACCACCCGATTTCTGTACTCCTTGAAAGTCTTATCCACAGTTGCATAAGCGGCTGCCAGTGCTACATTTCTCTTCTTGAGAATATTGTGAGATGCAACAATACTTGCGATAGATAATGTTCCAAGAGCAACAGCAGGAGCATAGAGCTTAGCGACTTTTACACCAGCCTGTACATAAACGATAGTCAAATCTTTCTTTGCGTCATCCTTAGAATACTCCGCCGCCAGTTCCTCATTTTCAGCACATTTATGAATGGCATCAATATCTTTCTTGGACTTCTCCAATACGCTGTCCAACTTAGTTGTTGCATGGCAAGCCATAACAGCACTTGCAACAGTGCCAACAACACCAGCCACTACCAGAATCTCAGGGCTATGCTTCTTAAGTTTCACACTTACTTTGCTGAAGGTCGTGGAAACGTTCTTAATGATTTCTTCTTTCTTCATATCAGTTATTCTCCTCTTCAATTTTTTCTTTCTTCTCTAAATGATCGATCAAGTGCTGCGTGTACCACATGATCTTTTTCAAATCCTGAATGCCGTTTTTATTTTTCCAGCGGCACGCATACTTGATAATGTTACCAGTATCGGTCGCTTCGATACCTTTTAAATCGAAAGTGAATGCCTCAATAACATCGATCACTTCCAAACCTGTTTCTGACTGATAATGGCTCGGATGAGACACCATTTTATCATCTGATTCGTACATAAATATCCCTCCTAGTTCAACGGTAATGCCTTCGGAAGTTTAATCATGTATCCGTCTCTTACACGAATTACAGATGCATTCCGAATATCGGTCCAACCGTATTTATTGTCTGTATAGTTGCCAGAAACGCCAACCAGATCATAGAAGTCAGCGACACTAACTACCTGGTATGTAGCAATAAGCTCGTCCATTCTTTCCAAAACGTCTTCTGCTTCACCACGAGATTCCAGAATGATATCATCGTAATCGTATCCAGTTCTTGTTCTTGATACGTTTCCCGAATCTCGTCGATCCCGATCGTCATAATACTTACGGTAAGAAATCTTGGATGACGTTGACGATCTCCCACCTCTTGAGTTTCCGCTAACACCAAGGAATGCTCTGACAGCATCCAAGATAATGTCTTTTACGGCCGGAACCACGATATCTTCAAAAATATAGCTTTTTACATCATCTACGTCTTCCGGAACAAATACGTTTGTAATCTTCTGAAGACCATTCTTTTTCTTCGATTTGACAGAACCACTGACAACCTTTTCAACTCTTTTCTCCGGAATATCATCATTCTGGTTCTGTCGTGATTTATGGGAATTGGATTTGTATTCCTCCATCTCTAAATCTCCTTTCAATTAACCGTTACCACTTTTCCAGGGAGGGTTATCCTCGTACTTGGAATACGGTTTGTTTTCTTCTTAAACTGATACACCAGATTACTCCTGGCTTTCTTTTCGGATGCCGCGTATGTAGAACCCTGCCATCTATTTGCAACGCAGGTATCAAACTCCATAACCGGTCCATCATACATATACTGATTCATAGGACACCTCCCTTAAAAAGCAAAAGGGAAAGCACCCTGTTATAGGTACTCCCCCTCTGTCTGAATCATCGATTCAATTCTTATTCAGAATCCTCTTCTGTCTCTTCATCGATATCCGTAAACTCTCCGTCGGCGATATCGCCCTTCGGCTGAGTTACAACCGTCTTACGATTCTCACGCCAGTTCTTGAATTTTGCTGTGGCCGGAACGACTACAAATTTGTAGGTTAATGCACCTGCAATCATAGCCAATCCGATAGTTGTTGCTTTCTTCATACCGCCGTTAGAAGCCGCCTTCACGATCTCCTCAGTAGTTGTTTCGATAACCTCTTCGTTGTTGTTCATGATTTCGTTGTTCTCCATAATATGTTCTCCTTTCAGATTTGAAATATGTGGTTCTTCCATAATAGTGTTTGTAAATTCTGCGAACCTTACATTAAGCCACGGAAGTCATACCTCGGACCATAGCCATAATCAATAACCAGACAAGGTGTTCCATCCGTAGCAAGCTGGGAACTAAATCTCAGATCGATATATCCATTATCAATATTCCAGCCAAGATCATCGCCAAGCTTAATAGGCTCTAATCCGACCTCATAATAGAAATCATTAAGTGAAATATACATTTCATCTCGCATTTGACGATTTAATTCATTCTCAGCCTTTTTTAATTTGTCGATGTCCGATTTAAAATATCTTCCGGATACAGCATCGAAACATAAGGTATCGCCTTTTGCTGTGACGATAACTTCTTTGTTTTCAACTGGATTTTTCTCAAGACGTTCCTTAGCAACGGCATCCCTCACAGTCTGTTCCTTTTTCTCGCCGATTGTTTCTACCACTTTTTTCTGATAATCTCTCAATGTCGATTCGGAAATGGTATACGCTGCTGTCAGTGCTGCATTTCTTCTGGCATTAACAGAACTTGCTCCGATAAGACAAGCTACTGATACTGTTCCAGTAACTGCCGCTGGAATATAGCATTTCCAAGCAGTTTTAACGACATCCATCGGCTCCAGTTTATTTGCGTGCTGACGTCGCTTTTCCTCATCCAATAATTGGATTGCTTTAGGAGTAGCTCGTACAGCCATTACGGTAGTCGTAACCATTCCAGCAATTCCAACTCCTGTGAGGATTTCAGGACTATGTTTTACTGTAGCTGTTTTTACACTTCTACAGATCTTAGTCAAATTAGGTTTCTGCATTTCAGTCTATCCTCCATAAAATATAAACGGGGCACAAGGCCCCGCGATTTATCTAACCAACCAGAATTCCGGACGAACTCCACGAGAGTCCGAAGCGTTGCTGCAGCACGTATCGCCATTGTAGCTCACAAGGGCAAAGTCAGCCGAAGAAAATTCCTTTTTAGTAGCATTGCGGAGCCAGCCGAACTCACAATCGTTTTTGTAATAAGCAACGCGGTTTCTTCTCTGTTTCATAAGAGGAAGCTGCTCATCGCCATCCGCTTCGATGTGATCTCGATCCCATTTATCGGCCCAGCCACAAATCTCTCCGAGAGTCGGGATTGATAAACCGGTCATTCTCTGCTTAAGAACCGCAGGGAACATATTGTACAGCTCGCTATCGATCCACTTTTTCAGATCGGACTGAGAATATCCGCCAGCATTGCCACCATCTTCATTCATCGGGCGTTTGGCAACATAATCGTCGAAAATGAATAGCACCTTATTGTTCGTAACTTTCTGAACTGTTGCTGTAAAGTTTCCGAGCTTTCCTAAAGGAACCATCATTTTATCGCCAACTTTAATGTCTGCTGGAAGGATAGAATACGGATTATGTACCGTATCTCTAAATAAATTCAAGGTCGCCTCAACATCAGCTCTGCAATAGCGAACTGTATCGCCAATATCAAATGTCGGAAATAACGGTCCCAAATCAATCGCATAACAACCCTCTGATTTTCCCTTTTCGTCAAGATCGATGTACTTTCTATACATCCTCTCTACCGTCGGAACATCGATGCCTCTTTTGGTTAAGTTGATAATTTCTTCTCCTAATGTCATTTCTCTTGTACACATAGTACGTTCTCCTTTCAGAATATAAAATTTTTATTTGGTAACTACGAAATTAGCAGGTCAATAATCCACTCAAGCATATCTTTCGCACAAGAAAAAACATAACTTGTTCGTGGATTCACACATGAATATGAATCACATTCATCTCGAAATGATTCAATCACGATCAGCGGTGGTATCTCTGGGTGTTTGCAGAGTCGTATTAACACTTCTCTTCCAGCCCATCTCATATAACTCGCCTGCTCAAAGTTATATCCACGCTGAACCACGGGCATTGTTGCGATAGCATAACGTACAGTATAAATGGCTCTTTCAGTCGGCGATTCCATTTGTCTCCTCCAAAAGAAAAAGCGAAAGAGCCTTGTTAGGACTCCTCCGCTTCATCTTTGTCTCTCCGGGCAAGTGCTTCACTGACCTTTTCTTCAATTTTCTCGTCCATTTTCTGTTCATTCACCCAATCGGTAATAAGGTTTACGCCTACACCAATCACGGTTGCTGCTACTCCAATAGCCTTAATCCATTTACTTTTATTGCTCATAATGACACTCTCCTTTCATAATACAGCTTGTAATTTCTGCGAATGACAAGATTTATTCAGAATCCCAGCCGGCATCCGGAACCCAATCCATATCGATAACCAATACTTCAAGTCCATCATCCAGTGTTACTTTGGAATGGTTAAAATCGATCCAGTATATTCCTGTATCAATACTCCATCCAACCGTATCTCCTCCTTCTAAAGGCTCAAGACCAAGCAGTTGATAAAAATGATTCGCCGGTAAATATCCGCTGATGACAAAATCACGGTTCAAATGATATTCCGCCTGAATAACTCTGTTGATGGAACTTTCGAAATATCGATTGGAATAGGCATCGTAGAATAACCTTTCGTCATTCGGATCATGCTCATCAAAATCAAGTGAACTGTTTCTAACTAATCCAGTTGAAGTAATATACACGTCCTTAGCCTTTTCCGCTGCGATAGCATCAACTATCTTCTGGTGAGCCTCTTCGCCGTACAATTCCTTTAGCTTATCCTTATAGTTGTTATAGGAATCATTCAGCAACGCATAAGCGCTGGTAAGTGCTGCCTGTTGGCGTTTACTCAACACATTGGCACCGAAGATGCAGAATATCGTTGCCGTACCGCTAATTGCTGCCGGAATATAGCAGACCCATGCTGATTTAACAGCTTCAAGTTTGCTATAAGCCTCTGGATCACCGTCGTGATTTGTCTTACTATCCGCTCTGATTTTACGAAGAGCTTTTGGTGTCGCACGTACAGCTAATACCGACGTTACGATAACCCCAGCCGCACCAAGACCAGACAATATTGTCGGTGATGCTTTTCTCAGATAGATTTTCGACCTCTGAGCGAGTCTTTGAAGATTTGGTTTCTTCATCATGTTCTCCTTTCGTTTTTATTTCATAGCATGTAATAAATCCAGGACATCTGTGGATATGTCCGCTGCTACTGAAAACATAAAATTGTTATCCGGATTGATTTTTGAAAACTGATTCATCATTCGCCGGAAGTCACCAACAAATATGATGAAATCTTCAATCGATCCAGATTTCTTTGGATAAAGTCTACCGACGATGTATCTTTTCAACTCATCAATAGCCCATACCGAATAGCTCGATTTTTCAAGCTCTTTCTTCCATTTCCAACCTAATGGAAACCACGCATCCATCTGATACGTATCGCATAACAATAAGTCAAGTTGCTCGATAGACATCCGTTCTCTCCTTTCTGCAAAAATAAAAGAGAAACAGGATGGACTCGAACCATCGACTTCGGGACTTTAATCGTCTCGCGCTCTCCCAACTGAGCTACTGTCTCTCATAATATGCCTTGTAAATTTTGCGAAGTAAAAGGAAAGAGGCGTTGTATGCGCCCCTCTCGGTTAATTTAAACCAATGCTCTTTAAGATGCTCATCAGCTCATCTTTATCGAGTTCTGCATCTACATCCAAGTGAAGATGAGTCTTCCCATCGTTTACAGTAGTAATAGCCTCGTTCAACTGAATATCAATGTTGTATCCAGTCTTCTTGCGTATTACCATCTTTATTGCTTTGGAAATGATTCCTCTCGTGAATTTCGACACTATTCTCATTTCATCCATGCTCCTTTTACTCCTTTCAAAGCTTCAGTTTTTCATAAAAGGAATTGTAAAAATCGCTAAATATCTCGCCTATCAAAGCAAGTTTCCCATCGCTGACGTTGGATTGGTTTCATTTTTAATGCCCACATTATTTGTCTTATAGTGACAGTTGGATATAATCCGTCCGTACACTCTCCGGATCGGCTGTCGAAATATTCCTTAAATTTTGGATGTAAATATAAAGAGTCTGTCAGCCATGAATCGACCTCTGTCCAATATGTACTTTTTGTATCTGCACTAAATCGTTGCTGAATCACTGCCAGACCTTTATCTCCTATCGTAAATAGAGTGCAGCGATCATACACAGGATGATTACAAATATAAAGTTCACCGTACATCGACAAATAGATGTCTGGCTTTTGATAATGGTACCGCATTTCTATCTCCTCATAGCAAAAAGAAAAGAGCCTTAGATTTCTCTAAGACCCTCTCCTACTTAGCTTATGTTTTTAATCGTCTGAATCTTCCTCGGAATCATCATTTGCAATGCCCAATACTTCTTCTCTGGTTGGGTATAAGTTCTCATATTCTTCATTGCCTTCACGGCCGTAATCATCTAAATCTATACTGTGGCCGCAGTGGGGACACACCAGTGTATCTTCCCACTCATCCTCGAACTCCATTAAATGCCCACACTCATGACAGATATACTCTCTGCTGAACATTGCTTTAATTTGCTCCTCGTTAAAAATACTCATAGCTAAATATCTCCTTTCGTACTGTCCAGCTCCTATACATATAGTATACAAGCTGTTGTCTGTAGTTCAAGAGATAAAGCTTTATTCTCTCATAATAGCCCTTGCATTTTTCACGAGAAAAACGAAGAGGACATGCATTACACACGTCCCCAACGTTTCAGAATTTCCTCTCTACTTCTTCGTAGGTCTAAAACGGTTGATTAACCCTTTGAATGTTGAAGATGTGAAGGTTCCAGTTTCTTCAAACTTAAATCCTTTATTCATCCAGATGCCATAACACATCAACGGAATCAATAATTCTGCCGCTGCAATACCAACTCTGAAATATCGATCCTTAACCTGCTCTGCGATTTGCCGTTCTTTGAAGTCATTATCTTTCGTAACGGACTCTCCGTCCATCATACGCCGATTGTACTTCTCATCAGCATCCCACACGCTCTTGTTCTCTTCGATTCTCAGCTTATAAAGCTTCGTCAGATCATCAATCGCTGTTGATTTCTCTTTGCTTCCGGACTGCAAATCAGATAAAGCCTTAATCTGTGCTGCAATCTCCTCACTTAATAATTCATCAACGTTTTTCTCTTCCATTTCGTTCTCCTTTCAAATAATTATTAGGTTCATTCCATAATAGAGAGTGTTATTTGTGCGAAATATAATTTTTAAGCTCCACTCGCAGACGTACGTAACGCTGCTTGTAAATTGCATCTGCGCCAGATCGATCTAATTCAAGAAATAAATAAGGTCCGCTATCTGGATCTGATTCATCGACCCTAAGCGAACCTACTGGCTTTTCTCTAAATATAAATCGTGACAGTAACACCCCAACCATTATTCCGATCAGTAATCCAATCACTAAGCTCACTTCTACTCCTCCTTCCAAAAAGTTTTTCTAAAAATTACCACCAGGCAATTTCTCAAATATCAAAATAGCATGTTTTACGGTAACCTACGTACGGTATCTAACCTAGGATAAAAAGAAAGAGCCAGTGATGGCTCAATCTTCGTTTCGATTCATTTACAATACTTCAGATGTCACGGTTTTCAATGCAATGGCGGCTGCTTTAGCATCATACGATTTTGCTAATCCCAACATTCTATGTCCGTCAGCCATCAAATTAAACGCCTGTGCTTTCTGGGTCTGTCTAATTCCGATTGCCGATGGCACAAATGCTAACATAAGCACCCCCGCTGAAACCATACAAAATGCCGTTGCATACGTCATGACTTTGTCTTCTTTATTCATAAAATCACTCTCCTTTCATAAAGAGAGTTGTAATTATTGCGTGTTCTCACCCTCGTATACTGTTTTCTTCCGAAGATCAGACCATGTAATATAACGGTCCTTCTTACATACCGGGCAAAAGAATTTGCTAATCTTCCCGCCGATATCCTCAAATTCCTTGCTCTCACCCTCAAGTCTGCTCTGGCAGTTCGGACAGTTAAACCGGTATACCTTCTTCACAGCTCTATCAACAATCTTCATATCATTTCCGCTCCTTGTTAAGTAACCAGAAAAATCGTCTGTACAATTCGTAGTAAACATCCTTGCAGCATGGAATTTCTAATCTAGCTTTGAGAATGTCATAGGACCATCCCTCTGTTACAGCTTTTAAAATATACTCCGCCAGTTCTCGATCAGTCTGCTCTGCGACCCTCTCAACCATATCTGTACGCTCAGAATAATATGTCTTAGCCATGGCGCATTTTGCAGTTGGATCACCAAGTGTACTGGTGATCACGAATGATGCTGAATCTTTTGGTGGATTAGCATACCCGTCAAGAACCGAATAAGCTTTTCTCCAGATTGGATACTGAAGACAAAAATGCTTCAGCTCGTAGTAACGGTGCTTTTCTATCCAATAAGGATTCTTTTCAGATAGTTCCGGACGTATTGTTGTTCCCATCAGCGTTTCTCCCCTTTCCATACATAGCCTGTCTCTTCATACAAACGCTTTGGTGAAATATAGAAATTGATGCGTCCGTACTTAGAATTCATGTCCTCAATTTTTGTCACTAACTGACCATTCCTTGTGGCTTTTCCGATTGGCAACCATCCAGATATAATGCCAGCCCTAACCCAGGATGCATCTTTCCCATAAATTCTTGCTGCAACCATTACTGGAACTGAGCCAGTTGCAAATTCATTTTCATTCATTGGCTATTACCTCCTTTCAACGGCTATTCTAGGTTAGGAACGGCATTTAGTAAAAACAACCTCGGTGGATATGAGCAAAAAGAAAGAGGCTTTGCTAAGCCCCTGTTCTCATTTTGTTAAACCGTAGTTTCTGTAACCGAATACGCATTACAGTCAATTCCTTTCCGATGTTTTCCTGCTGACGATAATCCTTACTTCTCAAAAGCATATCCTCGAAAAATCGAATTTTATTCAGCAGATGTCTTTCTTCTACACTCATATCGCACCTCCGTAAATATGTATTCTATTCATAAAAGCAGTTGCGATTTATGCGCCTTCCAACGTATCATAGTCATCTCACATGGATAATCTTCATATCCAAAAGTCTCGCAAGTGATCAGTCCCTCTATAACACCGGCTATTATTTCCGATTCGTATTGCTTGTATGGGTAAATATAATCTGGGAGATACCGATGTATACATCCGCATTCGGAGCATTGATACCTCGGAACATTCACCCATTTGCTCACACGACCTTTCGTCCGTACAATTCTTCTAACTTTGTCATAGTATTTCAATTTTCCACCGCAGTCCTGGCAGGTTGATGTATTGTTACTGATCATATACCTAACCCTTTCTATCCTAGGTTAAAATATAAAAATTTAGTGTAGGAGTTGACAATTCCTACACTATGATATATGATTACTAACGATAAATCAACAATCCAACATAAAATCTCGGTTCATTATCATGAGGAGGGATTTAATATGCTGATACAATGCCCGGAGTGCGACTTACAGGTAAGCGATAAAGCAAATACCTGTCCGCATTGTGGATACCCGCTGAAACCAGACGCAAAGCCCAAATCGTCTCGTAAACCAAATAAGCGCAGGCGGCTTCCAAACGGTTTCGGTCAAATAAGTGAGATTAAAGGTAGAAATTTAAGGAACCCTTTCCGTGCAATGGTTACGGTTGGAAAGGACAAGAATGGCAAACCAATATGTAAGCCGTTGAAACCGGAGTCATACTTTCCAACATACAATGATGCATACACAGCTCTTGTGGAATTTAATAAGAATCCGTATGACCTGGAACCGTCTATCACAGTCAAGGAACTGTACGACAAATGGACACCGGAATATTTCAAGACTCTGAAGAGCGACGACAGCGCCAGAGCTACTACATCGGCTTGGCAATACTGCTCTGCTGTTTACGATATGCGAGTCATGGATGTTCGAGCAAGGCACATAAAAGGCTGCATGGAAGAAGGCGTTGCTACCGTAAGAGGCCAAGAGCAGACACCAAGCGCATCAATGAAGAATAAGATAAAGACGCTCTTCAATCAGATGCTCGACTATGCTGTTGAATACGAACTTGTAGATCGGAACTATTCGAGAACATTCAAGCTTACAGACGATACCATTAAAGAAATACAGACTGTCAAGAAAGAACACATTCCATTCTCTGATGATGAGATGGCTCTTCTGTGGAAGAATCTCGGACATAAATATGGGATTGAGTTCATGATTATTCAATGCTATTCTGGATGGAGACCCCAGGAGTTAGGTCTGATAGAATTAGCAGATGTTGATTTATCGAACTGGACATTTAAAGGTGGAATTAAAACCGATGCTGGTGAAAACAGAGTTGTACCGATTCATCCTCGGATAAGGGACTTGGTTTCCAAATCGTACGAAGAGGCTGAGCAACTTGGGAGCAAATATCTTTTTAATTATACAGATGAAGATCGCCGCGGTAAGAATACCAAGTTGACATACAATCGGTATAGCAAAATATTCAATCGCATTCGGGACGAGCTTAAACTCAACCCGGATCATAGACCTCACGACGGCAGAAAGCATTTCGTAACCAAATGCAAAGATGCTAAAGTCGATGAATACGCTATCAAATATATGGTCGGACATAAGATTTCAGATATCACCGAAAAGGTGTATACAGCCAGAGAATTTGAATGGCTCAGAACTGAAATAGAAAAAATAAAATGACTTGTATTTGACGCTCAAATATAGGAATAGCGGTATAGGAGTAGTGCAGGAATAATGTATGAATTACCTACATTTTCCCACTTTTTACTACTCTTAACCGCTTCATAATTCCTTGATTTTACCGGATTTTCTCGGTATAAGCCACCTAACAAGTTTCTATAATAAAAACAAACTATCCAGCATTTACAGTACCTAGAGGGTTCAAATGTAGGAATAATCGAGAAATAAACGACACCCACACAAACTTAACCACCTCTATCTACTGTTCAAAACCGTCTTCAATCACATCGCCCGTAGAATCCAAAAGAACCGAGTTGCGAGCTTTGCGATAGATGGTTTGTCCCTGAATTGTTTTACCGGAACTGTCTTTGATTGGGTTTCCACTTGAGTCCTGGATGTTGTCTAAGAACACGAACTCATTAGGATATCCTGCGAAAGCCGTTCCGGTAATAATTGTACCATCTGCTTTGTGTGCTGTATAGCCCTTTAGCAAAGCTTCTTCCGTAACAGTATCGCCGGTAAGGTCGATCAAAACTTTATTGCCGAATACGACTTTATTCGCAGCCATTTGACAAAACCTCCTTATCCGATTGTAACAGTCTTTCCTCCGGCAGAGTTATCGGTTTCTACATATGGGATTGCCTTAACTGTAACCTGAGATAAGCAGTTGTACTCTTCATCGGGCATGATCGTCTGAGCTTCTTTGGACGGTGTTACTTCCTTGCTCTGTGGCTTCATATCCTCAGAACCAGACATGGCACCCTCAACGCCAAGAATCGTCACACCCTCACGAATGTTAGTAGCAATAAGCTTTGCCTGTTCGGTGGCGTCAATAGACACCTTACCAGAGCCATCATGATAGCCTTGCGGTACTGTATATTCTCCAGCCACAGTTGAGATGATACCCTTGACAGCGCCGTTGTTCTTCATAGTACCTGTAAGCTTACTTCCACGGGCGTGCGCAGTCTTTCCTACGAGAATCTCAGCGACAGCCGCAGTATCTTCGGAAGTATCGCTGTCGAATGTACAGGTACCCGTGATCTTTGCACCACTCTTATCATGAGCAGTAATACCTTTGAGGACCTTATCTGCACTGACGGAATCGCCAGTAAGATCGATAAGGACATCCCCCCCCGTAAATGACTTTGTTTACATTCATATTTGCCATAATGTTTAGTCCTCCATGACACTTTCATTATTTTTCTTTATCAGCAGTCTTGTTGTACTGGGATGTACTGATTCCAAGGATAACACCAAGGAAAGTATCAACCGCAGTGATGGTTCCGACTACCTGCTCTCCATACGGGAGACCCCAGATTCCAGCCAGTGCAAAATATAATGTACCAGCAGCCGGAAGCAGATACATAGCAATCCACTTAAGGATGTCGTATGTCTTGTTACTCATGCTCATTGTGCTCTTCCTCCTTCTCTATAAATTTATGAATCGGGAGTTTGTCCACCTCCTGCATAATTCGCTTTGCTGAACCATTCCCGCCCATACGTTCGTAGGGTTCATAGAGATACACTCTCAGATTCTCATATTCATCCTGGGTTACACACCCACGGTCAATATACGACATTCCAAGATACATGATCCTGTCATGTGCCAATCCAATAAGCATCTCTGTTTTTACATCTTTTTGCTCGCTTTTCTTTTGCAAATAGGCCCACAGCCCAGAAGATGCAAGAACTGAGCTAAAGATCGTAAGTACAACCTGAAACCATGGTTCCATCGTTTTCCTCCTTCTTTATGTGCAATCATGCAGACCTATCAGAAACAATCAGCTTCTTGTTGACTATTGTGATTTCCTTACTAAATAGGTCTTCGTAAAGCTGTATTAAATTCTTTCGTTGTTCTCTGGATAAGAGTTTATAATGTCCTCCCATCCAACCGCGAAACATATTTTCGACATTGTCGTAATCCGCTTCTTCATTTTCAACCTTAACGGCAAGTTTCTTGAGTTTTCTACGCATTGCGGTAACTCGATCCGGGTTTATTCGTTTGATGACTTTACCTGTATCCGTAAGTGTGTACTTGATTTGCAAGAATTTGTATTTGCTCGAAATCTTAACGATTCTGGTTTTCTTACGATTGATATGGATTCCAAGTTCGGCTGCTATTTTACAGACGTTTTCGAGCAAGTTTTCAAGCTCTTCTTTACTGGGATTCATGATGTACCAATCGTCCATATACCTTCCATAAAATTTCTGCTGACGCACATACTTGACGTAATTGTCAATCGGATATGGATAATAAATTCCAATGACTTGTGAAAGTTGATCCCCAATATTGACGGACTTCTCCATCCACTTTTCGCCAGTGAGCTTCTCTTTTGGAATATTCCGATACTCCAGTTTATTGAAAGTATCGATCATACAGGTCTCGTATTCCTCGTCAGACATATACGAAACATCGATCTGGAAACCCTTAAATATCAACGTTAAAAGCCAGTCAATAAACTCATCGTCATTGAACAGCTTCAACAATTCTCGTTTAGCAATCTCATGGATAATATTGTCATAGAACTTTGAAAAGTCACCGAATAGAATATAACCGTCATTTCCGTATAATTGGTAGTATTTGTGGAGATGGATTTCGAATCGTTTTCTCTGTTGTGAAATTCCGCGCCCCTTGATAGATGCGCAGTTATCATAAATGATATGTTTTCTAACTTCTGGAAGTAAAACCTCATCGCACAGAGAATGTCGGACAATGCGATCGCGGATTTGAATGCTTGTAATAGGTCTTATTCGGCCTCTTTCGTGCAGCTCGAATTCCTGTGTCGGTCCATTTTGAAGTGTCCGATTTATTAGATCGTCTTGGATTTCAAATATATACCGCAGGAAATTCATCATGAATTTTTGCGTCGATTCTTTCCACTTGCTGCTTTTCACAGAGACCTTATAAGCCCTATACAAGTTATTGGCGTCACAGACAATCTCCTCGTAGTTCATAACCTATTCACCGTTATAACAATACTTACCGTAGTAAATTGTATTAGGCTTTATTATTTATCCTTGCGGAACGGATAGCATCTCCTTCTTCGTTGGTTAATCGAAGAATCCGGACGAACTCCATTAGAGTTCGAAGCGTTGTTGTAGTTCGTATTGCCATTGTTGTTCACATTGGCAAAGTTAGCCGAAGAAACGACGCAATTTTTTAGATGTTACCCTTTTTCTAACCGCGACTTAATCGCCATGTCTCTTTGACGCCACCTTTTTATCAATCCGATTTCTCGGTCGATAGCTTTAACATACCGGTTGTATAAATTCAGATCTACATCAAATATTTCAACAACCCGTTGTAACTCATTGATGAGCTGCTCGCAATTTACAATGGCCGCATTCTGGTAATCTCTCCTGGTCTCGTACTCGTGCATTGTCCGTGGGTAAATGGTGTTTGCCGCTCTAACATTGCTCGTTATCAGGGAAGCACACTGGTTTACTTTCGATTTGAAACTCCGCATCAGTTCCCTGTACTTAGCAAAGTTTTCTTCCGAAATTTCTCCATACGCATACTTCTTCCGAACAAAGCCGTCCACATCCTTAACACCAAATCCCCTCTGCATAAGGAGTATCAGCATATCATGCAACTCGATCGAGTACGTAATCGCTTCGAATTTTGACTCTTTCCTGTCGCCTAACAGAACGCTCATTCGTAATCTTTACCGGTGATCTCAGCGAACTCCTCTTTGGTGATCCAGCCCATCTTCACCGCATTACGAACCTTGGTCTCATTCCACATTTTCATGCGGTACCAAAGCTTTACTTTACTGTAATTCTTGCTATGTTCCATGGTGATCCTCCTTCTTAAAGCTCTACATTTGACATCATTGCAATGTAGGCGATGTCAGACTGCATTTTGGTTCTGGCAAATTCCTCCTCAGAAATATCTCTAAGGACAAACCAGTATTCCCCAGGAATCTGCTCAACGATCTGAACAAGTTCCATGTTCGGATGAACAGTCTCGGTTGTTCCGTCGCTGATAGTAACCGGAGAGCAGTTATCTGCAAATACAGATTCCTCGATTTTTTCTGTAGAAATGAAATTGTTTCCGTTCAGCTTAAGATTGGAAATCTCAGTTCCATCACCGAGGGTAATTTTATAGATTTTCTCTTCCATGATTAGAAGCTCCTTTCAAAAATATAAACGGGGCACAAGGCCCCGCGATTTTAATTAACCAACCGGGAAGACCGGACGAATCCCAATAGAGGTCGAAGCGTTGGCGCAGCTCGTATAGCCATAGTCGTTCACAAAGGCAAAGGTAGCCGAAGAAACGACGTCTCTTAACCACTGGTTGTAAGATCTGTTTACGATGAATCTCGGGCATACCATGAACAGCGCCAGCTGAGTCTTGCTGATTGTGTAGATACTCGGAACGGTTGAACCATCAGAAGTTGGACTGAAATGAAGATGTCCATACATCATAGGTTCGTTCGGGAGCTCAATGCTGGAATCGAACCATGCTCCACCGGACGGTCTTCCGTTTGCAACAGCATTGCACAGGTATTCTCTGTGAGTAAGAACAGACCCCTGGAAAGCCGCATTTACGATTGTTTTGGCGTTTGCCAAGTTACTCTTGTACATCGCAGAGCCCACATATCCACCGGTCGTAACATTGGTAGTATTCATCTGCGCATTGTAAAGCGCCTCATCCGGCATGATAACGAGATGATGGCTGGTAAATGCAGTATCACCGCAGTTGTACCAGTAATCCATATCAACGATACGCCAGATGCGGCCTCCGATATTCCAATAATCGCCAAGGAACATTCCTTTAAAGGAACCATCCTTAATAGCAGCTTTCTGTACTGCGGTCAGCGCTGTACCAAGATTCTTGCCTCTGAAGAGTACCCGGCGAAGCTCCACCGGAGCAAAGCCATCAAGCATAGCAAAGAGTGCGTCTTCAGCTGCAATAGCCTTGTTTCCGTCCGTAGTCCCGACGAGTAATTTGTTACCGGATACCAGCTCGTTGATCTGGGTGAGTTCGGAAAGATTTACTCCTCCGATAAAATCTTTGGAACTTAAAAGACCGATTAACGCCTTTGCTAAAGCATCTGCCGCAATGGTCTTTGTCCCGTTAGGTCCGTCAAGCAGGAAAATATTACTTGCTGCTAACGCCTGGACCTTTTCGTAGTCTGTGATTTTCATTTAATGAATCCTCCTTTATTTGATGACAAAAATAGCCCGACCTTCGATAACATCGCCATTGCTGTCACGGAGAAGATCACTGGAATATGTACGTCCAATGACCGTATCCAAATTGCTGTCAGTAATGGGTGCGTCCGAAGAATCGAGCACGTCTCCGTAAGTACGGTATCCATTATCATAAAGCTTCTGATATACCGTGTATTCGTTTTCAAGGTTGGAACTGAACTGGTTAAGAATATCTACCTGCTCCTGCAATTCCAGCAGCTTCTTAGCAAGGCTTGCCGCCGTATTGCCATCTAACAGTGCCTGTAACTGATCAAACCATTCTCGAAATTCTGTTTCTGACTTCTGTTTCCAGTCAGCCATTTCCGCAGTATTGATGCTTGTGTATTCGTTGAACCACGCCTCCCATTTTTCTTTCCAATAGGTACTTGTGGCTTCCATATCTGCTGTATGCTCCGAATACCAAAGGTTCCACTGAGCTTCCCATGTCAAATATGCAGACTGAATCTCCTCAGTCTGTGCCAGAAACCAGGTAGACCACTGCTCTTTCCAAAACTTATTTGTTTCTTCCATATCAGTAGTCTGCTTTTCGTAGAACTCTTTCCACTGGTCCTGCCATTGAGCAATCAAATCATCGATTTCGACCTTGTCCAATGGGGCCGTTACGAATGGACACTCCGAAGTTCCAACGCAGTTCGTGATGTTTGCCTGTCGAATAGAAGTAACTCCGGCGCCGACATAAATATACGCCAGCGGATATTGCCAGCGATCATTTGTCTTCACCATCGTAGGTTTCGTTGGATTCGATGCTGGGGTTCCTTTAATGATTTTGATGTCATTTGCTCTGACGGCCTCTCTCGAATCCACTTCAAGCACAACTGCATCATATCGGTTCAGCAGAATCTCGGACTGTGGAACTACTAACGGTAACAGAGCGTCATTCAGCGTCCAAGTGTGATTGAACCAGGCTCGTCCGACACCAACGTTGATAATCATTGCTTCCGATTCTTTTACAACCATTGCAGTTCCGACATGCTGCAATATTCCGTCCTGAATGATTCCATCGAAAATGCTGGACATCTGAATAGCATCGTAGCGCCGATCTCCTTCTTTTGAATTATAAAATCCAAATGTTACACTCACTTCTTCATCACGCTCCTTCCTGTTCTATAGTCTTAAAAGTCGGATAGACGGAATAACCGTCCTTATCTTCTGAACGAACAATTTCAAGAATACGAGCTTTTGTCTCGTGTCCGTATTCGTTCGCAATCTGTACAATGTCCCCGTTAAAGAAATCTTTTCCATACTGGAACATGATAGTTGTTTCTGTTTCTCCCTCGAATGAGGTAATGCTCACATTTTCAGCAAGCTTTTCTTTTCCTCTTTGCTGCAACTGTGCCATATACTCGGCATCGGTCAACGCATCATCGCTTCCAACATTTGAAGAAATGTCACGAGCGTCCGTAAACAATTCTCTGCGATTCAAACCAGAGCCACCACCAACCGTAGTATATCTTCGATCGGAGCCCTCACCTTCTCCACCAACCAAGGTCACTGTCTTCAACGAAGCTTTAGATTCGATGTAGTTACTATTGATGATGTTCTCGAATTTCGGTGAAAATATAACGTAGGGATTCTCCGTCTGATCGTATGATCTATCTGAACCGGCATACAACTCAAATACGAACTGCTTTTCATCATTCAGAGTGATCTTGAAACCGATACCCTGCTCCTCGCAAATTTTCTGGATGACATCATACAGGTTATCTCCCGTGTACTGAGCTTCCAGTTTCAACTTTGTAATTGCTGGATCGGTTGATTCTTTGAAAATAAAGTTTGGAATTTTTCGATTGCTGTCTGACGGAGAAATTACATTCTCGTTGAGCAGTGTTTTTATTCCATTTTGAAGATTTCCGCTTAATAGTTTCTGTCCCCAGACGATTCGCCTGTCGAGGATAGATTCTAATGAACGCCCAGTAACCGTTACATGGTTACCGTCTTCGGTATCTGAAGTAATCTGGATTTTCTCCACGATCATCACATGTTCAGATTCCTTGCTCTGCAAATAGTAATCCTGTTTGATGTAGTCAAGAAGACCCTCTCGCATTGCTTCATACAGTTCAAAGTCACCGTAAGCGTAATACCGATCTGTCCAGATGAAGGACTCGTACGTATCCACAATAGAGACAGCATCTAGGTTGGTGTTTAAAATTGTCACATCCATAGTGCTTATACCCCCTCGTAGACTATACGGTTCTCAATCTTAAACTGTAAATTTGTACTTCCGTACTCAGCCGTATAAGCAAAGATGTTGTCGCCCTTCGCAAGCTGGAACCAATCAGCGTTTTTATCCAGGCAGTTCAAGATGTTTGTAGTCTTTCCGTTCCTAAGAAGCGTAATCGACTTGTTTCCTTTTACGGTGCAGATAATGATTTCATCACCTGCTATAATTCCAGAGCCAGTGAATTTCTCCAATTTATCGGTATCGATCCGCATCACTTCACGAGTACCGGTATTGTAGATCGTAATATTGCTGGCTTCACCGATTGCGTGAATCGTAATAGTCACTCCGATTTCAGCGTCGCCATTATATACAACCACCTGCTCTGTTTCATTTTTGATTTCTCCCATTTCTAGTAACGGGTCCTTAAGAGATTCATTACTGAAAGGAAACTCGAACAGTGCCTCTACACCATAGAAGATGGTTGTGTTGATTCCGTCTTTTCCGGCAGAGTAAAAGAAAGGATTCGGACACACGATTGAGATATCCGAACCCTCGTCTTTACTGAAGATTGTTGGGTCGTTTGATTCGACATACCCTTCAATCTCTGCCTGCCTATTATCGGTTTCGATAAGCATTGTGAGCTTCTTTTTAATAGGAAAATACTTGTATGAAAGCTGTCTTACGTCTTCAATGGAATCCTTCCACATATACGCAAGAGAAATAACAATGTTTCGGCTCGGCATCCTTGAAGAATTGAACAGACTTCCATCGTTTGTAGCGATTTCCGTCGTATTGATGTTCGCTTTTCCTGGTCCCAAGCCAGTTACAGACTTGATGATGAAACCGGATTCCTCCGGTCTCGCCAAATCAAGTCGGATACTATCGCCAAGATAGTTTGTAAACGTGACTGCTCGAATCAAGTTTCCACCATCCTTTCCATCGCCGAGAACTGATTCTTCGTCTGCCGATAAATCTCTGTTCTCGACAGTGCCTTAGGCGAATAGTTATTCTGTGTAAAGTTATAAGAGTTACCTGTATTCGGATTAGTATCTTCATTTTGAAGATTCCGTCCACGAGCTGCTGCAATTCCTGTGCTGACGGTTAAAGCCTGCGATCTACTGAACAGCGTATTCAGTCGATGACTCTTCTCTTCAACGTCTGACAGATCCAGAATCGGTCGAATCGTAGGCTGACCATCAACACCGTTGTCGATCATATCCTTAACCTTTGCGATTGCATTTCCGAGACCTGTTTTTGCCGAATCAGCCATTTCAGCACTGGCATTATATGCCTTCACCGCATAAGTTCCGATGGCATTAACGAATCCCAATCCAAAGAAATCACCGATGTGGTATCCTACTCTGGAAGGTGAATGCTCGTCCAGTTCGTCTTCTGCTGCTTCTGCCGCAGCCCTTGCCATTGCTCTGGCTTTAGCTTCCGCGCGGTACGTATTCTCACTGATTCCATCAGCAAATCCCTCCACCAAGTAAGTACCAGCCTGTTTAAACTGATCATGATAATCCCGGATAGCTGTTACAGAAGCATTAAGATTGCCAGTGAAAGCTGTTTTTACTTCTTCGGCTTTTTCCTTAACACCAGCGATGAACTTAATCATGCACTGCATTCCTGCATTTTGAAATTCCGGATACTTGTTCGCGATAGCTGTAAGGCATGAACTTAAGATGTTTACAAACGCATTTCTGGTTTCGTAATCTTTCGATTTAACTCCAGCAATAAGCTTGATCATGAGGTTCGCACCCGCAGTATTGAACTGAGTCTGCTTATTATTGATTGCAGTGATGCAACCGCTAATAATGTTGGTAATTGCAGTTTTGGTATTTCCGTCCTGAGATTTAATTCCGCTGATAAATTTTGTCATCAACGTAGAGCCAGCAGTATTGAACTGGGTTTGATAGTTCGTAAGAGTCGTAAGTACAGCCTGCATCATGGTCGTAAACGTAGATGTCAGATTACCTTTCTGAGCATTAGCCGCATTGATGAATGTCGTCAGCATAGAGGTCGCGGCGGATGTCACTCTTCCGCTCGCATCTGTAAACGCATTGATGAAACCGTCGATACCGTTGTTTCCAAGCTGAATCAGTGCTGTGCTAAAACCACTCATACCACTCGTATCTAATTCCGCCATTCCTTTAGCCATTTCAACAAGTCGATTCACCTGGGTAATCACACTTGACATGATTCCGGTATCGATTCCAGAAATAGAATCCGAATAGCTCTTAATTCCACTTCCGAACTGAACCAGACTATCACCAAAACTACCAAGATCGTTGTCACCGGTAAACCAGCTTACAAGTCCTCCGGTATTTGGAATGGTGTTGGCAAGCTCCACTAGGGCTTTACCAGCTGTTGCTGAGTTCGTAATAGCCGCGGAGTCCATACCCATAATAGCTTCAGAATATGCCTTCATAGCTTCACCGAACGGTACAAGTTTCTCACCGAAAGTATCAACATCGTTGTTTCCAGTAAAGAATGCTACAACGCCACCTGTATTGGGAACAGTATCAGCAAGCTCGACTAAAGCCTTGCCCGCCGTTGCAGAATTGACGATTGCATCGGCTTCCAGTCCACGAACCGCATCGCCAAATGCTTTCATTGCTTCGCCAAATGGTACAAGCTGTTTTCCAAACTCACCCATATCGTTTTCACCAGCAAAGAATCCTACGACACCACCAGAATTTGGAATGGTTGTTGCCATCTCTGCCATGGCCTTGCCAGCGATTGCCGCTTCTGTAACGGCATTTGCATCGAGTCCAGTAATTGCATCCCCGAACTGTCTCATAGCTTCGCCAAATGGTACAAGCTGCTTTCCAAAGGCAGTCATGTCATTTTCTCCTGCGAAGAAAGACACTAATCCGCCTGTATTTGGAATTGTGGCTGCCATTTCAGCTAATGCTTTGCCAGCTGTCGCCGCATTTGCCACAATTTCTCCGTCCATGTTTCCGATAGCCAGCGAGAAATCTCGCATAGCCTCGCCAAACGGTACAAGTTCCTCTCCGAACTTAGA